ATAAGAATTAGTTAGACTAAAATACATTTTAAGCAAACAAAAAAACCGCCAGCGATTGCCAGCGGTCGTGTGTAATTAAATTTTTGAATCTTTCTATTTTATTTAGTAGTGATAAGTCCGTCAGGTTCTACTGTGAACTCAGGCTTATCAGCAAGCGTACCGTCTGGAAGTAGTAAATACCAGCCATCATTGTACTTAACGAAACAATCTGATTTCATGTCGCCATTGATTGCATCGAGGTAGTACCATTTGTCATAGTATTTAACCCAGCCTTTAACCATGGCACCGTCTTTGTCGAAGTAATACCATTTTTCAGCAATCTTCTTCCAACCTGTTGCCATTTCACCTGACTTATCAAAGTAGTACCAAGTGCCATCTGGTCGTTTCTTCCACTTATCTGCAAGCATATAGCCTGAACCGTCAAAGTAATACCAAGTTCCGTCAATTTGTTCAAACTGCTCTTTAGGATATGAACCGTCTGAACGTACATACCAAAAACCTGTGTCGTTCTTCTTCCAACCAGAATCAATTTCTGTTTCTTCATCATCTAGTAACACAATATTTTTATCAAATGGATTTGAAGAATATTGCCACCAACGAATTCCTTCCATTGATGGGAAGTATTCAAAATCAGCGTTACCATCATTTAAACCATACCCTGCAATCCACAAGCTGTTAGGGTATTTAGCAATAATTTGTTCATAGTACACATTGCTTAGTGTAAAAGGCTTATAACTATAATAGATTGGTTCATATCCAGCATTCTTAATGACATCCATAAATCTGATACAAGCATCTGTATTAGCTTGAGCATCACCACTAGCATGGTCTTCATAATCTAACACAAGATATTTTACTTTCTGTGGTACGTTATCAATAAAGAATCTAGCCTCACGCTCTGCTTCATCTGAATCTCCACCAAACCAAGCAAAATGATAGAATCCTACAGGAGTTGATTGTTCTGTTTGTGATGACAAGCATGGATTGATATAACTTGTACTTTCTGAGATTTTAATAATAGTATTGGTTGTACCCATGCTATATAAAATACCTGTAATATCATAACCATTGTGTGATGAAACATCGATGAATAAGTCGTTTTTTTTCATTTGTTTTTTTCCTTTCTTATGGTAAAACGCCAGGCCAAGGCTCACTAGTCAAGTAAGAGATTGAGCTTACTCGGATATCTCCAATATCTCGGTCTGTTGGTACTGGGTCTGTAAATTGAAAACGCAACATGTTGCTGTCTCCGTAACCTCCGAGATACCAAGTCCCGTAAGGCGTTCCTTTGTCATTATAGATACCGCCAATGAGGCTAGACTCAGACCTGAAACCTAAAGGGACTCCACTCAATCCTAAGATATAACAGTTTCTTTCTTTATCGCTCCCTTGTGGGCTATATCCAGCGCCACCTCTGCGAACAACACCGAACCAACCCCAGCTTAGCCCACCGAATTGATACATAACAGTGTCATTTTTCCTGCGTACCTTTAAATATGAGCTACCTAGTTTAGATTGGATGTTTAAAGTCCGCCAGCCTGTGTCTCCAGTTAACACCTCCCAGCCCTGATTGTTTGTCCCGCTTCTTTTTATCCATTTAAGAGCGCCATTAGTTACAGCGGTATCAACATAGGTAGTCCCGACGGGCGCTGTGACTTTGCCATTCGGAAAGCCAGTTCCGTGGATTTCATACTCATTGACTTGTCCAGTATTCCCGCTTGTAGTCGGTTGACTTGGTAGTACGACACTACCTCCGCCGTCAGACAAAATAAGAGTGTTTCCGGATAAGGTAAGTTTTTGAGGTGTTTTCGGTATTGAAGCTAGTTCTTGTTTTGTTGCGTAGCTTTCCCCTTTTTGCTCGACAACTGAAAGTCTTTGCTTGACCTCAGTATCATTATAAGGTTGTGGAATTTCAGATTTTAAAGCGTAGTCACTTAAAGATTGATGTGATGTAAGATAGTTCTTATCTCTTAATTCTTGCTTAGTTACTAGATCGCTTAATTCATCTTTGGTTGCTAAACGTGAAATATCTTGATGTTGAGTGAGATAGCCTTTATTTTCAAGTTCTTGTCTTGTTACTAGATTGCTAGTGTCTTTTTCCGGTTTGTTTTCTAAAGCCAATACACGCTGTTTTAAGGCGCTATCATCATAGACGGTATCTTTATCCGTCTTTGTCTTTAACGCTTCTATTTCGGTTGAAATATGGCTGATTTCAGTACGGTCAACTTTGCTTTCTAATTCTTGTTTCGTCGCAAAACCGCTTGTGTCGATTTCCGGTTTCGTTTCAAGCGCTTGTAAACGTCGAATAATCTCCGAATCGTCAAACGTTGCGCCCTCGACATGAACATTCTTGATCGCTTCTTCTAGTTCAGCTTTCGTTACAATATCCGTTAACGCTACAATACGTTTTGTGTCTTTCTCAATAACCGGCAATTCGCTGTGCTTATCAATTTCTGATACACGAACGCCAAAAGAGAATTTTAAAATGTCAGCAGATTGTTCCACTTTCTCAGCGTAAACATAGCCGTACACAATTTCATCCGTTGTAATTAAGTTAGTATCGAATGGAACTTCAACAATGTTGCTTGCCACGTTTCCAGCCACTTCTAATAAACGATTTGTCGTTTTAAAATGGAATAACACTATGATTTTTCCAGCGTTGACTCCATTCAATTGTAACTCGATGAATGCGTTATTCTTATCATGAGAATAGAATTCTTCTTTTACGTTGTAAACATTATCTCGGACGTTGGCGCAAACGCCAGCTTGTCGTTTAATGATTTTTTTCAAAGGTTGTCCCCCTTTCACACAAAATAAAAAGGAAGCCTTACGACTTCCTTTTTTAGTTTAATCTTCGCTTGGTTCTGTATAAGTTAACGCTCTTTCACTATCTGAAAGTCCTGCGGTTGTCGGGTCATTGACAACACCAACCAATACAAGAAACGCAAACAAAACATTGATAAACACTAGAATTTTATCAACTGTTTCACCAAACTCTAGTGAATAATTGAAGATGTTTGCAAATGCTTGTGCGAGTAGTGCCAAAGCTGGAACTAAAGCAAGCCAAAAGTTTTTGTTTTTAAGTCGTACAGACCAGTTAATCTTGTTCATCATTTTTCCTCCATAATTTCTAGTTTGAGAAATTTCTCAAACAATATTTTTATAGCACCGTTTCCGCCCAATTCAACGTAGCTTTCATAAAGTCGTGAAAGTTCTTCGATTTCATGCTGACTTGTCTTCCCACGTCGTATTGCTTTTTTTAAGTTTTCTTGCAATCGAAAACGCTGTAACCGTTGTAAGCCTTTTCCGATAATCGTCAAATTTCGTTGGTTATCTTTTCCAATTTCTTCCACGCTTGAAACTGACTTCTCAAGGGTATCTATCTTATTTGATAACCCCTCAAGGCGTTTGTCAGCTTCTTTGGAAGTTTTTGTACTCTTGAATGAAAAATAACTTGGAATGATAACGACTAAAACAGGCGTGAGCTTATCTATTAAAGTTAGAAAGTCCAATCTAACCACCCTCTTTCTAAAACGGATGACTATTGAACGGGTTGTGTTTCTAACTCGCTAGATGGTTTTGGTTCTGTCCACTTCCAGATGCCAATCTTGCCGTTTTTATAAAGGTCTGCGAGTTGTTCGAGTGTTTGCCCTTGATAAGTGAATGCTTCATTGACTTGAATCATGACACGTTTCCCTTCTTGGAATTTCTCGACATGTTCAGGATTTTCAAGCGCAAAAATTTCTTGTGGTTGGTAAGTCTTCCCAGTTTGTCCAAGGTCAACCAATTCAAGTCCACGTTTGAATAATGTCGGATCTAGCGGGTTATCTGTGTCAGTAACACGAGCCAATACCGCCCAGTCTGCGACGGCTTTCACTTCGTTAATTTTAGCATCTTTCTGTTCGAGTTTTGCTTCGTAGTCTTGTGCTTGTGTTTGCAAGTCTTCTTGTAGCTTCTTAACGCCGTCAGCCGGATTTAATTCAGTAGCGACCTGTCCAAGTACCGCTTGGATAAGAACTTCGTCCGATTCGCTCACACGGTCACCAACCAAAACACGGTCAAAAGCTGTATATGGTGATTCTTGACGAATTGCAACGAAAGTACGATTATTTTCTTGTAAGTATTTGTTTACTAGTTTAAATGTCATATATTATTGTTCCTCTGTTTCTGTTTGTTCTTGTGCTTCTGTTTGTAATTGTTGTACTTGCGCTTGTGCTTCTTCATAAAGCGCCTTGTAATTTGCGCATTCGATCGTCTTGTTAGCAAGTTGAATTGCTAAGTCGTTAATAACTTTGTCTTGTGTATTCATTTTTACCTCATTTTATTTTAGCGGTCCGATTAATGAATTTGAATATCCTGTTCTCGTCTCTTTATGTTTGTGCAATAATATTAGATTTTGATATATATCATTAAATAGCAATAATAAATTATAGGTTGGCCCTCCTGGAGAAAATTGCAAGGTTGTACCTTCTCCATACTTAAAACGTAACGGAGTATAACTGTTGCTCTTGCCACTATCCGAGTGATTGGCAACTAAGTTAAACGCATGATTTCCACGCATATAGATACCAACACCACCGCCAGAGTTACCACCCATTGCGCCCCAAACATCATTATTTGGTCCTCTAAACGCTATCCCGTTTGGATCCCAAGAAGTTTTCCAACTCGTAGGACCACTTTGCATTGTTATTCGTCCAGCGTTTAAATCAAAATTTGAGTTTCCATTTAAGGCGGATAGCACTCCACCTTTTATGATGTTAGCTGTTAAACCGTCTGCGACAATGTTTTTTGCAGAAATATTGATAATATTAGCTTGGCTTGCGTCAATTTCTCCGATGTGAGCCGTGCCAATTTGAGCGTTGCCAATCATGGATTTTTTAATAACGCCGTCTTGGATATAGGTTTTTTCACCGACTGCGACAAGTGCGTCATTGATACGAACTGAACCGTCTTTATTTAAATTCAACTGTCCGAGGATATCACCAGCACTATTTAAAGCCTTGACTGCCCACGAATTAGAAAGCTGTGTAACTTGTGTTCTTGTCGCTTCCAAACCTTGAGCAATCTGTATCGCTCTTGTTTGTGCATCCGTAGCAAGTCCTTTAGCTTCGTCTGTGATCTTGTACGCATCGTCAAATTGACTAGGCTTGTATGTTCCAGTCTTTGAACCACGAACAAGGATAGGCTCTTTGAACTCAATCCAACCATTTTTAGCAAGGTAAATATAAAATGGATAGTTTTTATCTTCACCAAAAGCAAAATCTTCTTGAACTGTGAATGTTTTTTGGAACTCTTGCCACTCGTTTAGTGGTGGTCTATTCTCGCCAATATTCGCCCATGTTAAAGTTTTATTCAGGCCGTGGTTTTTGATATTAAACGCAAAACTACTATCTGGATATTCTATAATGCGGTACTTAAAACCGAGCGTGTATGTTTCGCCATGATAGATTTTTTTGACATAAATAGGTAGTGAAAATCCTGACCAGTTATAACCAGTAAGCCCCTGCGCTTTTATCGCAAAAATGCCATCGTTAACAGATATTTCTACGTTGGGATTGTTATTTCCAGTCAAAGTATGCTTGTTCATCGTCAATGAATTAACAATCAAGTTGTTATCGTCTGTTACGTACTTACCGACTTCCGTCTGGAATACTTGATCGCTCATAACTAAACGTGAAGCATTCCTAGAAATATCACTCTCTGAACTTCCTAAAATGCGCTCATAAAGTTGAGCCGTTTCTTTGACCCGTTGGAAGTCAACTTGGTTTACTTTGCCATCTACACTTTGTAACAAACTAGTAAATCGTCCGTCAATACCTTGTTTATACTCAGCTAGTTTCGTTTCATTTTCTCTTGCGAGTGCTTCAAAGCGCTGTTTTGTGCCTTCAACGTTTTCTGTGAAGGTGCTTTTAGCGACATAATCACTAGATAAGGTTTCACGGATAGCGCTTATCTTCTCGTCTGTTTCTTCTTTAACATACTTTTTCAGTTCAGTTTTAGTAGATGACAAACCGCCATAAAACAGATTTTCAGTTATGAAATTGTTGTAGGCTTGGGTTCTAAATTCATCAAGATTTTCGCTTGTTGTATCAACTAACCCTTTTACTTGCTCCACTAATTCAGCACTTGCTCCAGCTTTTTTCAAAGCCTCTTCTGCTTTGGCTTTGGCTTCGTCAACTCCCGAAAGATTGAGATTTTCAAAACGCTTGCTGATTTCGTCAATAATTTCTTGGTCGGTGTTACTTCGGATAACTTCTTCCCAAACCTCACCAGTCCAGCGTAGCATGATTGTTTGCCCTTCGTGTTCAGGGTTTGGTTTGAACCATATATCATTGATACCGACTTTTCCAACGTGTGCTTTCGTTGGGTCACTAGCACCATACCAATTACGATTTAGCCCGTTTGGAGTTGGTAAAAAATCAGGTAGATTTTTAAGTAAACTATTGAAGTTATTTGAGATTAGTTCATCCGCTTTCTGACTAGCGATATTTTGGATTTTGGCTTCATTGCTTTCTGAAATCCTATCGCCTAACTTGATGTCGCTTGATTCGTTATTCAGACGGTTAAACGTGATTTCAAAAATACGGGTGTCATAATCTAGCTTCTTATCGTGTCGTACTACTCGAATAGTGTCACCGATGTTTACGTTTTTAAGATAAACCGTTGATGTTTTTAAGGTCAACTGTGGACGAGCAGCATTGACTAACTGCTCGTAGGTTCGACGAATTAGAATGTTAGCATCTTCTTCTTGTTCAAAGACTGCAAAGCCGACTTTGGCTCTCATTGTGCCGTCTGCGTTCTTGATACCGTATTTTTTCGTCATTTCGGGCAGTTCAACATATTTCTGACCTTTTGGCTTGTCAACCGGTGCGCCTTTTGCTTTCTCCCAGACAATATCCTCAAAGGTCACTCTGCGCCCGTAACCAGCATGCCCGCCCTCACTTGTTGGTGCGCTGACTTCTTCACCCTTACCACGTCCAATTAAAGCAGTAAATAGGTTGGTGCGCTCTACTTCTTGCAAGATTTGAAGCGCATTGTGTCCATAAACCACACGTTTTCCAGTAGCTTCACCGATTTTCTGCTTAAAATCAATATAGCGTGCGCCAATTTTATTGCCGTTCATCTCAACGAAAAACTGCATTTCTAAATTCCAAACTTGGCAGACCTTTTTCAAGGCTTCAAAAGTTGAAATATAGTAAAAGTTTGTTGATCGTTGACTTGTTTCACTTACAAAACGTGCTTGCCAGTTCGTACCAGAAAGTAAATCGTTAATGACAGGTCTAGCAAATGTATTCTGTGGTCGTTTGTCTAAAACAACGGATTTTCTTAATTCTTCAATTCCGGATTGTACGCCGATCAAAGTAGTAAGTTTTTCCGAAAATTTTTGCGCAATATAGAAAAAGTGGAATTTGTGCGCATCGTCGATTGACTGAATAGCCATGTATTCCACTTGTTCCAATTCTTGCGCCGTCAAATCGAGCATTTCAACGGTCAAGCGGTCTGAAACATATCTGTCAGTCGTCAAAGTGAATTTTTGAAGGGCTGACTTAATCGCATCTTTTTTGACTAGCTTTATAAGTCGCTCGTCTTTGTCGAATAAGTAAATCATCGTCGTTCATCCCTCCATTTCACTTCTTTGACCCGTGCATTCGTAGCTGAAACGGTATCAAGATTTCTGACCTTGAAATTTTCTAGATCACTAAACAAATCAAGTTCACTTAAAATGCTCCGTCCTTTATACAAGGCTTTTACTTCGTTTGTTTCAAACAAGATTGTAATATCTTGATTGACATCATAAGCACCAGTGAATGAAATTGTTTGTCGTCCGTTCGTAACTCTGACAGTGTTCGTTGTCTTTGTTGTTGTTACAACAATTTTCTCCGGCATCACTTCAAAAGCACCGGTCAATTCAATCTGCCCAACTGATTCTTTCAATCGTGATTTCTTGTAGCCGTCTGGAACTAACAAAGAGAAACGGCTAACAATACTTTTTGAGTTTTCCTCAAAGTTGTCAGCGCCGTTAAAAATTGCAAAATAAGTGAAATTCGGTTCATCCTTGAATGTTACTTCAAGCAAGTTTGAACTGTTTGTCGTTCGTAAGAACAAGTTTAGCTTGTCGAATTTTTCTCGAAGTTCTTCGCTTGTTTTGGCTTCTAACTGGTATTTGATTTCAAGCACCCTTGAAGGCTCTGAAATTTCTTCAATCCAAACGCCACGCCGTCCGGCAATAGAGGTCGTTTTGACCTCTTGCCCGACTAAACCCCTACCCGATACGGATAGTTGTCTATACCCGTCCACAATCTCGTTTACGGGTGTTCCGTTAATGCTCATGTTATCGCTAAGCTCGAAAGCCACGATGTCGTTATGTTTTTCTAATCTTGAATATCCATACATGGTTTTCTACCCTTTCTAATAACTTGCCAATGTCAATTCCATTTCTTGAGCGCTTGTAATGTCTTCCGTAAAGGCTCTATACGTAGTGTTACCCATTTTAAGAACGATGTCCGCAGATTGCTGTCCAACTGTGATTGTTCCACCGTTGAAGTCAACTGATGTATCATAGCCAGTCAAACGCCCTAATTGACCGTCAACTGCGTTTAATTCGCCTTGTAATGTTCCGGCTAGGTCTTTACCAGTAAATGCATCAATCGCCCCTTGTGCCATGCTTCCGACTGATTTCATGACTGCGCCAGCTTGACCGTTAACACCGATGATGAAACCTTCGTCTGTGTACTCACCAAACTGACGGAATACCCTTGAAGGTGAATGAATACCGAGCAGGCGTTTAGCACCGTTGATAGCGCCTTGAACTGCGCTAGTAACTGAGTTAATAAGAGCACCCGCCGCACTTCTAACACCGTTTACAAAGCCCATAATTAAGTTGTATCCAACATTGATTGCACTACTTACAAAACTTCTAGCTGATGCAACCGCATTGCTGAAACTGCTTGAAACAGACGATACAATTCTAGGTCCAGCACCCGTAATTGTACTTACGAGTGTATTCCAGCCGTTAACAACTGCATTTTTAATATTTTCAACTGCATTTGTAACCGTCGATTTCACATTTTCCCAAGCACTCATGATATTTGACTTGATATTATCTAGAACACTTCTCAAATATGAAACAATATTATTCCAAACGTTCATGATCGTTTGCTTTGTCAATTCAATAGCGTTTTGAATAGTGGTTTTAACGTATTCCCAAGCGCTCATGACTGCAGATTTAATGCTTTCCCAAATTCCAGACAAGAATGTTGTGATTGCTGTCCAAATTTCATTTGTTTTAGCTTGGATAATCGTCCAAGCGTTAGAGATTGCTTCTTTTACAAGGTCAAAGTTACCAGTAACAAGTCCGTAAATAGTAAGCAATACCGCTGCAAACGTAGCTTTGATAATTTCCCAAACTGAAGAAAAGACTGCGCTGATAACGTTCATAGCTGACTGGATATACGTCCAGATAGATGTTAAAGCGTTTGTTACAATCGTTGAAATCGTCGTCCAAATTGGCTCAATAAATGCCACGATAGCGTTCCAAGTTGTATCCCAAAGCGTTTGAACAGTCGTTAATGTCGTACTAATAACTAAGTTGATAGCGTTCATACCTGTATCGATGATATTCTTGATAAAATCCCAGATAGGAATCACTACAACGCTTAAAACACTCCAAGTTGCATCCCAGATAGCTTGTAAATAAGCCAATCCAGATTGGAAGAACTGGACAATACCGTCCCAGATAGCACCTAATAGCTGTTTGGCATTTTCAAAGTTTCGTGCCGCTCCTTCTTTGAGCGTTTCCCACGCTCCAGACCAGTCACCGTCAAGAATCTGCAAAAATGCCTTGAAGAAGGTCAAAATAGCATCTAAATTCTCACCAATAAGAAGTTTTATGATATTCCAAGCTGATCCAACGGTAGCCACGATAGCATTCCAAGTTGCTTCAATGATAGGCGCTAGGAAGTTTGTCACGGTTTCTACTATGGTTTTGATTTGATTCCATACCTTAGTTGCCACACTTTCGATTAGTTCGTGGTTTTCTTCCCACCATGAAGTCATACTGCCCCAGATATCACTGACAAATGAAGCAATTTCTTGCACGGCGCTAGTGATTGCACCCTTGACCGCTTCCCAAGCAGAATTAACCTTGTTTCTGAAGTCTTCGCTAGTGTTATACACACCAACCAAAACGGCAATCAAAGCTGTTACAACTGCGATAACAATTAGAACGGTACTACCTACTGCCCCGATTGCACCGGCCAGTGCGCTAAAAATACTACTTCCACCCTCTGCGAATGAAAATAGACCTGATAAGTAAGAAACAGCCCCACTTATAACTTGAAATGCGCTAATCATTTTAGCAACGCCCGATGCCACCGCACCGATAGCAATTAAAGCCGGTCCAGCAAGTGTACCAATCAAACCAGTCCATTTCTGCCACGGCTCAAGTGGTAAGTTATCCCAGATTGTCAAAAGAACCCGTACTACGTTATCTTTGAAAGTCAAAATCGTGTCTTTCAAGTCTTCCATTAGACCGGCAATATCCGCTTCATCGTGTCCAAGACCGGCTACGAAGTTTTCTGCCGCTGCTTTCATTGCATAGAATGAACCGGAAACAGTTTCGCTTGCTTCTTTTGCCGTCGTTCCCGTAATTCCGAGCCTATCTTGCGTAATTCCGATAGCTTCAATCAAGGTATGGAATGGAATATCTTTTACGTTTTCTGCCGTTGCTTCAAATTCACCATTTAAAACACCTGATTCATTGACAAGACGAGCCATTTCGCCAGCAGTCCCGCCATAGCCTAATTTTAGGTTGTCCAGCATTGTATAATTGTCCTTCGCAAAACCTTGATAAGCGTTTTGGATATCGGACATATTTGTACCCATTTTGTTGGCGTTATCTGCCATTTGTACAAGTGCTTTGTCAGCATATTGGGCAGCCTTCTCAGTATCTCCACCCAAACCTTGAAGCAATGTTGCAGAGAATGAAGTTACCTGTTGCATATAATCATTCGCTGATACACCAGCGGTTTTGAAAGCCTTGTTTGCGTTAGCAATAACGCTTGCGCCTTTCTCTTCCATGGTGTCGTACAATTTTTGAGCCTCTTGAGCTGTTATATTGTACTTTTTAGCAAGACCGATAGCACTTGTTCCGTTATCTTTGAATAGCGTTTCAACCCCGCCCAAAGATTGCTCTAGATCAGCATAAGACTTGATAACACCGCCCAAAGCACTCGCAACTGGAACTGTCAAACCGATTGATAGAGCTGAACCTAATTTCATCGCTTCTGCTCCAATCACGGAAAGACTATTGCTTACTTTGTCAAGACTTGAGCCAGTCTGATTTTTTAGACTTTGGATTGACATTTTCGCTTCTTTCAAGCCACTTGCAAAATCTGAAACATTGGCTTTCAGTATGGCGGTAACGTCAAAATTTGCTCCCATGAGTTACCCCCTTTCTTTTAATGATTGATTAAGCCTTCTGTTTCTATCAGCAAGGCTCATTTTCTTTTGTTTGACTTGTCCAACATCATCTTTCTTGAAAATCTTGTCAAACTCGTTTTTGTGATTGTAAAAATCGTCAAACGTCCTATAAGCTGACTTAGCGCTTTTGCCTTTCCCTTTGGTAGCTTGGACTGTTTGATTGAACCATGCTTGAATTGCTGAATGATAGCGCATATCTTCTTGCTGAATAAGATAAGCGGTATTATAGATTTCAAATTCTTCTAGCGTGGTTCTTGAGGCTTCTTGAAAGGTCATATTGTGTCTAGCTATGAGCAAGGCAATTGCTTCATCATAGCCGAAGTCTGAACCTTGATTTTCCCTTACTCGACTAGGTTCATTGCTTTTTTGAGTAGGGGCGATGCTTTTAACTCGTTTACGATTTCTGAAATAGTCTTGTCGTACTCGTCATTCAAAATCAAGTCTTCAAGATATTTTTCAATCGCTTCATTGCTTGGTTTTTGGTTTTCGGTTATTGTCCCAGCTTTAATGATATCTACGAAAGCCATTGGGTCATTAAGCGCTTGTCCAGCGTTAAGCAATGTCATTGCACCGTAACCAGTTTTAATACCCTCCAATTCGGCAGAATGAAGTTTATTCATTTCTCGCAAAAAGCCAAGCCCAAAGCGTAAAGTATAGTCACGTTCTCCAATTTTTAAAATCATCTGTTTTTTCTCCTTTTAAGTAAAAAAATAAAGGGCAAATGAATTGCCCTTGTAAATACCACTATTAAACCGGAACGCCAGCCCCGTCTGTTTCTTTTTCGAGTGTGTGGTAGTTGTATTGTGCGCTTTCGACCGCTTGTTTTTGCGTATCAGTCAATTTGTCAGTATGTAAGATACCGTTTCCGTCAATAGCGACTTCATAAGACAACTCAACCTTATCATCTGACGGTGCTGACAATTCAAAGTTTTTGAAATATCCTTGATAGTATTCTACATCGTACTTATCAACGCCCTCAACTTGTTTCTTGCTTCCAAGGTCAACGATCCAGCATTCGATTTTATCGTTTGCTTTAAACCACTTACGCATTTCTTTCCACATGTTCACGGTGTCACCGTCTTCACGGTAAGCGAGTGACTTAAATTCCCCGCTTGTTTCTCCGTCTGAAATAGAGTTAACAACGCCGTCTTTTGTTTTTGTGCTTTCTACGTTCTTTTCTTGTTTGATTGAAAGTTCAGATTGAAAACGTACCTTACCCGCATCTTGTTTAGTTCGGTCTGCGTAACGACGGAAAAAGGCGATGACGTCTTTCCCCAAAATTAAATCTGCCATTTATTATTTCTCCTTTTTGGTGTAATTATAAGTTAAGTCCAGCACGATATGAAGTAAAGGCTGAACATCTGTATTATCTGCAATGACTTGTTTTTCTGTGTTTCGATGATTGAAGTTATATTCATATCCCTCTTTCAAATGCTTCAATACACTTTCTAGATAGGCTGAAATGTTGTCTATTTTGGCTCTCTGCGCTCGTATTCCGTAAATATGGACGGTTTGCCTTGCTGTACCGATTAAGTCATTATTAGGCGTGTCCGAGCCGTTATTTTCACCAACATAAACAAACGGATAACTTGCATCAGCGTTGGGAAGATAATCGTATGTATCAACCCTTGCATCGCTGATAGCAAATATCTTTCTGAATAAATCATGGTTTGGTGTCATTTAAAAACTCCTTTCATGACGTTTGTCATATCTTGCTGAAATTCCGGTGTAATTTGTTCAAGCATAGGTCTAAAGTGTGGTTTACCAGCCATGAAGCGTGTACCGTATTCTTGATAACCAGTATAAGATGCGCTTCCTGTTATCCATGCTTCCATACCATGATATGAAACATTGATATGACGTTTTAAAAAGCCGGTATCTGTCGGTGCTAAATCTCTAGCAACCTTTTTTCCTTTTTCAGCTTTGTTTTTCAAAACTTGAATAGATTGTTCGACTGCTTTAGGGTGAGCGTTGTATATCGTGCTTGTTAGTTTCTCTAGGCCGTGCCATTCGATACTTGCGCCCATTTATACCCTTACCGTCCTTTTGAGCCGTACGGCGTTTTTAGAGGCTTCTACGCTATCAATCTGTTCATACTTATACCCGTCATAAATTGCATACAAGAACGGTTTTTGTTCTTGCTGAAATCTGCATATCATGACGACATCGAAACGATTGCCATATAACTCAAAAACTTTTGCTTTCTGAATGAAATTCACAAAACATGGTACAATTTCGGATTGTTCAGCTTGGTTTTCGTAAGTATCCGTTACTGGATTGTACTTTGCAACCCCCGAACCTCTAACAAGCGTTATTCTGTGAGGTGTTTTCATAGAAAGAATGCCTTTCCTCGTTGACGTTGTGAACCGTCAAGACCAAAATCTTTATTCAAAATAGCCATGTAAGGCTTGAATAAGTTGTCGTAGTCTTGGTAAGTTACTGAATATCCGTCCACCGTTTCACTCGATACACTTTCCGAGCCTTTGCGCCCGTAGAGCTTATAAACAACGTTTTCAATCATGAAATTATACTTACTGTCGATATATACCGAACCAGTAAGCGATTTGAAGTAGCTTTCAGCATCTTCAACTAAATCTTGTAACAAGTCATTTTCTTTTGTGTCGGCTGGAGCAATACCCAACCGACGCTTGATTTTAGCAAGTTGGGCATTATCCATGCTTATTCTCCTGCTTCTTCTTCGATTTCTTCAACGGATTCAGTTTTAGGCAATACAATATCGCCTTGCGCCCCGTCTGACTCGATAACGCCTTTTTTCAAAAGCGCTCGAATGCGTGCATCTGACACATTCAAGTCAAAGCGAGGATAAACCTCGCCTTTCTCGTATAGTCGATTGTTGTCTTTGGTATCAATGATGTTAGTCGTTACGATGTAAGTCATTCAATACCCCCTTTCAAAATTAGACGTTTGTCGCATCTGTCAACTTAGCAAATGCGTTTGTCTTAGTGATCATAACTGCGATGTCCATTGTGCAACGGATAGCAATCATTTCTTGTTCAAATAGGTTTACTGGAGTTCCATCTGCATTCTTAACAGTCGTGATTTGACCCTCTTCTGAAATCTTGTAATTGATGTTGTAAGGTACACCATAGATAAGGTGGTCGAAGTCACCAGCGAGCAAGTCACCTTTCTTGAATTGTTTAGACTTCATGTCAACAACAACTGTTCCGTCAAGTTTGTTAGCATCTTTGTCGTAAATAGTTTTCTTGTCGCCGTCACGAGCATCACGCAAAGCTGAACGGTTAGAAACACGAGATACAAAAGCGTTGATTTCGATGTCGTCGTCCAAAAGTTTGTCTTCCAATTTCAAGATGTTTTCATAAGTTACTGGTCCGCCAATAACTTTACTTGCATCTTTGGCAGCCTTAGCAACTGAGTTTGCAAACGGTGTTTCATATCCCAAAAGTCCGGCTTCGTCAATCTTAGTGTAGAACGCTTCTACAATTTGTGGTTTCATGTCTTCAAAGAATTTTTCCCAAGTGTAATTGAGCGCTTCACGAGAAGCAAGAAGAATGATACCAAGTTTATGAGCACGTAGCGTTACTGGTACGATTTCAGGCTTGTCAGTCTTGATTGTTTCTGTTTCATTTACCCAGTAAGCTGAAACGCCGTCTGTTTGAACGTGGACTGTTTTTTCTTGTTTTCCGTCCATTTCATGATACTTACCAAGTTGCATTACGATAGAGTTTTGAGCAACTTCTTTCATGATGATGTCTGTAAACTCTTTGTGAAGTGTTCCGTCCGGTTTTTGTGAAACAAGGACTTTAGCAGGGTTAAAAGTTTGTACTGTCATTTATTAAATCTCCTTTAGATAATTCTTGAACTGCGGAAAATTTCTCCGCTTGATTGTGTATTAGAACCACCAAACGCCGTACTTACTGCGGGCGGTTCTGATTGTGTGTATTCAGACTTGATTTCACTAATAATACTTTCAAAGTCTGAAATAGCTTGAAGTGTGCCGTCTGCCGTGTCTTTCACGACAAAAGCAAGCACTCTTTCATTTACTGGTAACTTACGACTTGATAGAGTTTTAATAGCTTCATCTGTCAACTCTCGCTTAGTTTGTTCTTTCTCTAAACCAGCGATTTTCTCAAGCAATGATTGCTTTTCTGCTTCAGCTTCTTTTCTGCGGTATTCTTCGAGTTCTTTACCCGACAATTCTGTTTCCGCTTTGTACTTTTCTAAAGCCTTTGCAATAGCTTCTTGAGTGGATTGAGCGTGCTTCTTCTCTGCTTGCTCAAGTCGTCTTTGCATTTCTGCAACTGATACCGTCTTTTCAGTTTCTTGTTTCGGATTGCTAGCTTGTTCCTCAACCGTAGTGTCCTGAACTTGAGTATCAACCGTCTGTGTTTGTTCTTCTGCCATGTTTGGCTCCTTTCTACGCTTTTACGGGCAACCCCCCCGAACTCATGCAACTTTTAATGTCTTTAGCACGGTTTGGACAATATAAAAAGGTGAAATTTCAAATTTCACCTTTAATGCCTTTATAAAATCCCTCCACCAATGATTTCGCCATTTCTTCATGCGCAATCAACAAAGGGTGTTTAGGAATAATTTTATTTTTGATTTTATTTAACAACTTTAGCGTTATCACTTACCCACCGCTTGAAATCTTCAAAAGTTTCCACTTTCTTTGAAGCTAGATAGCTATTAACTTTTTCAATCGCCCGTTCAACAGAAGTTTCAACAAAACAATAGCCATTTATTGATAGATCGAAGATTTCAAAGCCGTTTTCTTTATCAACTAATATCACTTCTTCGCCAGTCCATCCGCTTTGCGAGTCATAACATTTCTTTTTGTGAATTTCAATATTATTATCCTCAATAAGCTTGATTAATTCTTTGTATTTATTCATTTCCAAAACCTCTTTCATGAAATATAAAAAGCACTTAGAATTTCTAAATGCTTTCTTTTTTTGTCATGTTGATAATTTCTTTTAAGGTTGGTTTAGTTTTTCTAATTCTATCCCATGCCCTCATTTTTAAAAAAGT